CCTAATGGGCCGAGGTAGCTCAGTTGGTAGAGCAGGGGACTGAAAATCCCCGTGTCGGCAGTTCAATTCTGTCCCTCGGCACCATAAATTTCAAGGACTTAGGCAAAAAAGCCTAAGTCCTTTTTTGTTTTGCAGGTAAAGCTCTCCCCCACCTCTCCCCCGTCTGTAAATGACGGAGTGTGTATTTGGATGAAGCGGCATGAAGATCTTGCCTTCATCTGCCAGTATACTTCGGCATATGCTTTTGGCACAATTGCCCGAAATGGAGGCATGCTGTGGCTTGGACTAATCCACCATCCTTGGAAAGATACCTTAAAATGATCCCCCATTCTGGATTTAAGGATCGGATTCGTTTGGAACCGTTGCAAATAGATTCGCTATGTCGGCTTACACCTTTAAGCTTGGCGTATGCTCTTTTTTCAGTGTCAGAGGTATTGAAAGATCTGTTCCCCGTGTTAAGCGACAGATAGACTTGGAGAAACAAGAGCCGGAATATACCGGGATATAGAAGGATATAGTGGGACGGGAAAGCCGCATGGGCTATTGGTTTGGAGAGAATAGGCGCAGGCCGAAACGTGGTCAACGCCAGAATAGCAAGTGACGGTTAGATCGTAACACGCGACTGAAAATGTCAGTTAATTTTGACCAAATAGTGAAAGCCCCGCATGTGCCAGAAGTGACACATGCGGGGCTTTATTTTTTGCACTTATGGGCGCGGCTATCTGTATTCACGCCCGACCCATAGCACCTGGCCGATCAAGCGCAGCTTATCGCCATTCTGGCCGCGCAGGTCGAGGTTTACAGGTGGGTATGCCGGATTGATAGACTTGAGAATGGCTTGCCCCGGAAGCAGGTCTATGCGCTTGAGATAGATCGCTTCCTCAAATCCTACAGCAAAAATCCTACCAGGAACCACCGTGCGCTTGGACTGATCAAGGAGCACAACGTCCCCATCCATGATTTCCGGCTCCATACTATCGCCAGAAACACGCATGAGCACCATGTTCTTGGCACTGCCCTTACGCGCTATAAAGTCGCGCCTAAAAGCATATGAGCGTTCGCTATCCCCATCCGTTTCAAGACTTCCTGAGCCTGCTGAAAGCACTGCGTTGACCATCGGAATTTTGATTAGGTCACTGTCGTCTTCGTTGGTAGGTGCAGATTCTAGCCTTTTTATCGGGCCTTCACCAAAGAAAAGCCAATCCGTAGATACTCCAAACCTCTCAGAGACCTTTGGAATCCACGCAGCAGGGACATTACCAGCCTGACGAGCTTTTGAAACAGCTTGCGAAGACAACCCCAATATCCTGGAAAGTTCCGAGTCGTTTTTTACTCCGCAAGCCGTCAAAAGACGTTCAAGGATGGACGTGCAGGTTGTGTCTTTCATTTTTTAACCTACAACCAAACATACAACCTTAAGTTGTAATAATTTGGTAATTATTCCCGCAATGTATAAAAACTCTAAAAATTGAAACCTACAACCGTAATTTTGGTTGACTTTATAGAGAAAAAGTTGCAATTTTTATTTGCGGGTTGTTATTTCTAAACTATCTGTAAACAACATAACAGCCCGCCTTGTCAGGGGTCAACGTCCAGTATCGGACAAAGTTTGGACAGGTGGAAGACATGCAGCGCCAGATATCCCTTTTTGACGAAACGACGCGCCTTTCTGGCGTAATGGCTGCCATACGGGCCGCCATGCGGTCGGCTGCGTCTGAGGGGGATGGACGAAAGGCATTGCCTGACAAACTGAACGCTATAGCACGGGCCAGTGGCATCAAGTTGACAAGCGGCAATGTGCGGGCTGTCAGCGAAGAGACTCTGAACAAATGGTTATCGCCATCTGACGACAGCCATCCGCCGTCCATCCATGCACTGCTGGCATACTGCCAGGCAACTGGAAACAACGAACCCTTGCGGGTTATGGCGCGCTGCCTGGGCGTGGACCTGATGACGGATGAAGACCGCCTTTTACGTGATTACGGCAAGGCTGTGCGAGACGCCAAGGCCAGCCGAAAGCGATTGAAGAGAATTGAGGAGGATTTGTAATGGCCATGACCCCAAGCCAACGCGCCGCCCTGGGCGCACGACGCTGCACGCACCGCTACCGCTTTCGCGAGAAGCTGGACGAGTGCGGCTATGACAGCACGACTCTGGCCGCAGAGCTGGGGGTTAGCCCGGTAACAATCAACCGCACTATCAACGGCAGCCTGCACAGCCCCCGCGTGTTGAACTGGTTTCGGGATCGGGGCTTGGCTGAGCGGTTTTTGTGCGACCCGCGCAAGAGCGGAGAGGAGGCGGCGTAATGGATGCAGAAGCCAACGACCTCGCGGCAGCAAATGCATTGTGGGATTTGTCGGGAAAGGAGCTCCAATCTCTGAGCGTAATAAGAGGGGGGCAAAGTATTGGGCTGGATATGGTTGCAAGTGACCGGTTCCAAACTGCCCCCCGCGAATGCTTGCACCTGATTGTTGATCGTCTCCAAACACACGAGCAACAAATGATGGCCGCTGTTTATCTTATGATGGCTTTTGAAGCGAAGCCAAGAACTCATGGGCAGGAATATAAAAATCCTTAGCCATTTCATTCTGCCCATGTAGGGCTTCGGCGAGGGTTTCCGGCGTTACGGGTTTGCCAGCTTTCAAGAGGGCAACAGTTACTTTCCCGATTGTAATATCAAGCAGTTGTTCTCCCATGTATTGCAAATTTTTAGACGCGCTATCGGGATCATTTTTTTTGGCAGGCTTTCTAGGCATTTCCGGCTCCTGTTGTAGGTTGAAGTGAGTGGTATCCATCAGCGTAGCAGAGGAGCCGGAACAATTAAAGCGGGCCAATCCCGCCACTACCGCGCTCGTGTAGAACCTGATTTGCCATCGAGGTCAGGCAAGGCGCAACGGCGAATACCCACTTTAACCTCGTGGGGACGCGGTCACCCTGGACGCGGCACAAGGCCGGGGAAACAATTTTGGAGACAAGGCATGAAGGACGCATACACCACGCAAGAAATTGTCGAATTGCTCGGCATTACACAGCAAGCTATTAGTAAGCGAGCTGCTTGTGAGTCCTGGCAATCACGTCCGCGCGAAGGTCGCGGCGGCGGCAACTGCTGGATCGTGGCGTCCATGCCTGAGCGCACCCGCCTTGCCATTGCGGCGCGCGCCTGCCCAGCTGCATGCAGCACCGTAAACGCTCCATCAAGCCCTGCTTCTCCTGTCTCTCCTCTTACCCTGCAAGGCGCAGCAAAAACCCGCGCCCATGCACGCGCCGCCGTAGTGCTGGCCGCACGCATGTTTACAGCCGCCAGCAAGATGGCCCGCACCCGCGCTCTGGACGAGTTTGTGGTGCGCTACAACGCGGGCGAAATCGCCGTGGAGCCAGACGTGCGCGCGGCCCTGCCAAGCTTGTGCCGCAACAGCCTTATCAACTGGGAGCGCCGCGCGCAGAATCAAGGAATGGCATCGCTGGCGGGCAATTTCGGGCAGCACCGCAAGGGCGCTGGCATTATAGACAGCCAGCCACAGGTGCGCGAGCTGGTGTTGGGGCTGATCGCCGAATATCCCACCATCAGCGCCGAACTGATTCGCGAAGATATAGAACGCCTGGCCAGAGAGCAGTCCGGCATCCGTGTGCCGTCATTGCGCCGCATGCAGGCCTGGCTTGCAGCCTGGAAGGAACAGAACCCGCAGCTTGCCCTGTATATGCGTGCGCCGGATAGATGGCGCGGCCAGTTTATGGCGGCCTGCGGCAGCATGTACGAGTTGATCACCCGGTACAACCAGCGGTGGGAGTATGACGGCACGCCCTCGGACATCATGCTGAACGACGGTAAACGCTACGCCATTGTGGGTGTGATTAATGTTTACAGCCGGGAGTTGCTGCTGGAAGTGGCGGAGACCTCCACGGGACAGACTGTAAACAACCTCACACGCCGTGCCTTGCTGGATTGGGGCATAGCCGAGGAAGTTGTTACAGACAACGGCAAGGAATTTGTGGGCACTGAGGCGCAAGGGCTGTTTTTGGATCTTGGCATTATGCCCACCATCCTGCCGCCGTTTCGGCCAGACCTCAAACCTGCCATTGAACGCGTGTTCCGCAGCTTTTCGCACCATTTGCTGACCCTGTGCCCCTGCTATGTGGGCCATAACGTGGCAACCCGGCAAGAAATCCGCGAGCGGGAAACGTTTGCCAAGCGCCTGATGGACCGCAAAGAGACGCTGGAACTTAGCATGGCCATAAGCCCCGAAGCCTTGCAGGAATTTTGCGACGACTGGTGCAAGAGCGTTTACGCGCACCGCGCCCACAGCGGGCTGAAAGGTAAAACGCCCTGGCAGATGCGGCAGGAATACACCGGAGAGATTGCCCGTATTGAAGATGTGCGCGCCCTGGACGTGCTGCTGACGCCGCTGGCCACCAAGGGCGGCTGGCGTCCGGTGGGCAAAAAAGGCATCCGCGCCGCGAACGGGCACTATGACAACGCGGCCCTTGGTCCCTACGTTGGCCAGCAGGTGCAAGTGCGCGTGAACACGGCGGATGCCGAGCACGCCTACATATTTGACGAGCGCGGAAAATACATTTGCGAGGCGGTGCTTATGCACGGGCTGGAGAGCGACAAACGGCGCGAGATGGCCCTGGCCAAGCGGCGCACGCAAAAATCCGCCGTCAGCGCCGCAGCCAAGGAAATGCGCGAAGCCGCCCGCAACGTGGACGCCGCAAATGCTGGGCAGCGCATCATGGACATGCACAAGGCCCGCGCCGCAGAAATCGTCGCGGCAGCCGCGCCTGCCGCGCACACGGAAACCACGCACACCACGCCCATGCTGGACAGTGCAGCACGCGCAGCGCGCCTGCGCGAAGGTGTGCCCCCCCGTGCGCATGAGGCCGAAGTGGCCGCAGCCCGTGCCCTGGCAGTGGCGCAGCAGAGCGCCCAGGAAGAGCGCTGGTTGCCTGAAAGCCCCAAGGCCCAATACAAACTGTGCCGCCGTTTACAGGCCGCAATAGAACGTGGGGACACGGTACCCCAGGAGCAAGCCGAATGGGCGAAAATTTTCGCAGGCAGCAATACTTATACGGGCTTTGCCATGCTTGAGCAGATGCAGCCCATTGCCGCCAACGGATAGCAATAAAAACGGGGCGCGCCGTACCACCGAACACGCCCCAAAGAACTAAGTGAGGAAATTATGCAGGAAGCAACCGCAACCGTCAACCTGCCCGGCAAGGCACCGCTTGCCAACGTTGGGCTTACCTTTGTCGCGCTTACTGGGGCCATCAACCGCCCCTCGCACCTACCCGGCATTGTGGTGCTGTACGGCCCCTCAGGCCTGGGCAAGAGCACAGCGGCGACCATAGCCACCGTACAGCTGCGAGCCTACTACGTGCAGGCCAAATCAAGCTGGACGCGCAAGGCCGTGTATCAGTCCATCCTCAAGAGCATGGGCGTGGACCCGGCCAAGACCATCTATGAAATGGAAGAACAGGTCACAGCGCAACTTGCGGCCAGTCGCCGCCCGCTCATCGTGGACGAATGCGACCATCTGGTTGCCAAGGGCATTATCGAAGTGGTGCGCGATATCTACGAGGGCAGCGGCGCGGCCATACTGTTGATCGGCGAGGAGCATCTGCCCTCAAACCTTGCCCGCTGGGAGCGCATCCACAACCGTGTGCTGGAATGGGTGCCCGCTCAGTATGCTGATCTGGATGATGCCCGCGCCCTGCGTGACCTCTACTGCGCCAAGGTAAGCGTGGGCGATGATCTGCTGGAACATATCCACGCGCAAAGCAAGGGCGTGGCCCGGCGCATCTGCGTCAACCTTGAACGCGTGCAGCAGGCGGGTCTTGAGCTTGGCAAAAAGTCCATGGACTTGACCACATGGGGTAAACGCCCCCTGTACACCGGCGAGGCTCCGGTGAGGGAAGGCCGTTAGCTATGGCAACCCGCAAAACGGCAAAACCTCGCCTCGCTCTTGTGGGCGTGCTGACCACGCGGGAAAAACTGTGGGCAGCCATGCGCGAGCTGCACACCTTTAGTGTGTCAGATTTGGCACACGCAGCAGGCGTAGACCGTCATGCGTACCGCATGGACGATTACCTTGGCAGCCTGGTGCGGGCGGGCATTTTGGGCAAGGACAAGCCAGCACGCTTTGCTGCGGCTACCTACACCCTGCTGCGCGACCTGGGCGTGGATGCCCCTCGCGTGCGCAAAGACGGCTCCATGCTGCCGGATACTGCGCAGGAGCGTATGTGGCGGGCCATGAAGGTGCTGCGCACGTTCAGCGTGCAGGATCTGGTTGTGCATGCCTCTTTGCCAGATGACGCCATAGCCCCCAGTGCCGCAGCCGTATACTGCCAGTGGCTGGCGCGTGGAAAGTATCTGATCAGTATGACGCGGTCTGGCAATGATGTTGTCCGGTATCGATTTGTGTACGACTCCGGGGCAAAGGCCCCGCAAATCCTGCGCGTCAAGCAACTGTACGACTGCAACCTGGGCAAGGTGGTTGTTGGGGATGATATCCAGGACTCCCTGGACGCCGCCGATGCTTCAGACGTCCGAGGGGCCGCATCATGACTGCCGTAGCCAAGTCCACCAATGCAGACAAAGCCCGTGAAGCCTGGGGCGAGGTGCCTGATTGGGTGCAGCGTTTGGCCGAGGCCTGCGACACTGGCGGGCTTAACCAGACCGCCAGAAAAATCAAGATGTCCCCGGCGCTGGTGAGCCTGGTTATCCGCAAGCGGCACCACGCCACATATGCTAAAGCCGAGGCGCGCGTGCGTGAAATGCTCATGACGCCCATTATATCCTGCCCGGTGTTGGGCCTGATCAGCGCCGAGCAATGTCACTCCCAACAACAAACACCGTTTACAAGCATCAACCCCCTGGCCGTTGCCGTTTACAGAGCCTGCCGGGGAGGCTGCCGCCACTGGGCGGCAAAGGAGCACGACCATGCTGCATAAAAAATTGAGCCATGTGACCGAAGCCTTGCGCGATCTCGACCTTAACGCCCCGGATGCACGACAAAAGCTGGATATGGCCGTGCTCAACCTGTCGGGCATTACCGAAAGTGTGGAATGCCTTGAAGCAAACTTTGTACCCGCAGATAAGGAGGCCCCCCATGTCGCTGCATGAACGTATCCGATCAGTCGGCATCCGACTGGGCGCGATGGCCGGGCGGGTTAACCCCGACGACTGGCGCGAAATATCCACCCTGCGCGATGAACTGGCAGCATATGCCAATGAGGCAGAATGGCTGGAAAATCTGCGCGACTCGGAGATAGCCGCAGCAACCGGTTCAGGCGACGAAGCTCCTCAGGGCGAAACAATCAGCGCCGAGGGCGAAACACAGCCGGAAGCTGCTCAACCTACAAGTAGAAGAAGAGGCGGCAGCGCCGCCCAGGAGGGTGCGTAAGCCATGAGCCAGGCAGCAACCATTAACCCCGCCGACTACATGCGCGATGCCTGCGGCAACCTGATTGCCAAGGAAAACGTCAAGGATATTGACCTGGCACGGACGGATCTCGTGAATGAACTGGCTGTCACAGCATTGGATCTCAGTGACAGGCTCGCCATATTCAAACGTACTGCAATGGGAGACATCGACAGCTTCGTTGAGCTTTCGGCAGAACGCTATGGCGTTAAGCTCGGCGGCAAAAAGGGAAATGTCACGCTGGACACCTTCAGCGGTCAGTTTCGTATTGAACGGCAGTTCTCCGAACACCTCACTTTTGACGAAGGTTTGCAAGCTGCAAAGGCCTTGATTGACGAATGTCTTCGGGATTGGACCCAAGGCGGCAATGCCAATGTCCGTACACTGGTGGATCATGCCTTCCGTGTGGACAAAAAGGGCAAATTGAACACTGGGGCCATCTTGGGGTTGCGCAACCTCAAGATTGAAGATGCGCGCTGGAAAACCGCCATGACTGCCATAAGTGAGTCCATCAAGGTCGTTGGCACCTGCCAGTATGTGCGGTTCTACCGCCGTGATGAAAACGGCAAATACATCCTTATCCCGCTTGATATAGCAACGCTGTAGCCTTGGAGGCCTTATGAAGGAAGATACCATGAAGAAGGAGTCTACGGGAATAACGGATATCGCCACAGCGATTGAGAGTAGCCTTGAAAATCTGCGTACAGGGCTGAACGACTCAAAAGGGTTTGCGATTGTCTTTGTGTCCACCACTGATGACGGCACCATGCATGGTGGCAGCGTCTTTGGCAAAATCTCGAATACCGCCATAGCTACACTGTGCCTTGATGCCGTGAAAACGGCAGGCCGCGTGACCGCCAAGCGTGCCCAGTGCGACTGCCCCGATTGCCGCGCAGAACGGGCCAGCCAGACCACCCATTAATCACCAATCAACCCAAGGAGATTAGCATGACCAGAGCCGAACTTGTAAAGACGTTTCAGGAAGCCACCCAACTGCCCGCCAATCAGGCTCAGGAATACCTTGAACGCTTTGGCGACATCGCTGCCGCAGAGCTGCTCGGCGGCGGCGAGATACCCCTGCCCGGCGTGGGCAAGCTTGTGATCAAGGAGCGCGCTGCCCGTAAGGGCCGCAATCCCCGTACCGGTGAGACGGTGGACATCCCGGCCAAGCGGGTGCTGGTCGTGAATTTGAGCAAAGATTTCCGCGAATCATTCAACTAATGCGAAACCGCCCTGCGGGGCGGTCGTCGGAGCGTGGCGGCTCCGGCCTGATGATGCAGCCAAAAGGAGTCGTGATGCCCCCAAAAGACCCCAAGATAGAAGCCCTTGAGCGCAAAGCAAAAAAAGTAAGGGAAGAAATCCAGTACAGAAAAACATGCCAGAAATATAACCTGAAACCATTAGAAACCTCGCGTGAATATACAACGCGCGTCAAACGTGAAGCCAAGGCCCTGCCCAAGGAATTGCGGCAACAGTGCCTTGATACATATCGCAAAGGGGGCCTGACTCTTGAACAAATGGCAACGCTTTGTGGTGTAACAATCCATGAGATGGTTGGAGTATTCCTGATTAACCGCAAGCGTATCACCTACACCATTTTGAATGAAAAAACGGTATAGCCATGACCTGCCCCGCCCGTACCCTCAAAGCACCCAGATATACCTGCTGGGAACGTATTCCGCAGATTACAGATAGGCGGGAAATACTGCTGTGTCAGCAGTGTCCATACGGGCGGCAGCTTATGGCCACTGTAGCGAAGGCACCAGAATTTGACCCGCAAGACTTAGGCGGTGCCGTTCAGGAACATATTACGCCAAAAAAGGAGAACGTCATGGAGGCAAAGACCTACACGGTGCCGCAACTGGCCGCAGAGCTGGGATTTGCACCCGCGTATATATACACGGCCAAGGCTAGTAAACGTGAGCCTATGCCGGGGTCGAAGAATCATATGGTGCTTGAGGCCATGCGTGAGCGTGGCATTACCTGGGACAATGTCGTGCCCGCCCCCAGGGGACTGAAAAAGGCCCATGTGGAGGCTGCACCGAGTATCGATTCCGCGCCGAACGTCACCCCCGAAGTGATTGCCCCGCCACGGGCTGTGCTCGTCAGGGAGTCGCCAGCTCCGGCAATCCATGGTGAGGCCGATATGCCTGATGATACCAACTGCGGCACAGATGCCCCCAGCTGTCTGGCCGATAGTGACTGCTGCGAATGCGAAGCACAGCCCGTGCCGCTTGAACTTGTCCTCGCCGAGTTGAAGCGCCGCCTGCCTGGCGCATCTATCACCATCACAATTGCGTAAACGGGGCCTATCATGTCCGACAACCGTAAAATTACTGCATCCTGCCTGCTCAAGGTTAACGGCAGCGCCGTGCGCGTACAACTTTCACCCGCCGCTATTTACGGCGGGCAAGAGGGGCACTACCGCGTGCGTGTAAACAGGATCTGGCGCAACGGGCATGACGGCAACCCGCTGTTTGTGGATCGGGCTGGTTTGGGGGCATTGCTGGCGGACTTGATGCACAGTACCCCGGCCCAGGTTACTGAGCGGCCTAACCTGCCCAGTGACGCCCGCGTCACCGTGACCATCTGGCAAGATGACGAGCCGAAACATCTGTCAGGATGGACGTACAGCACACCGATCAGAGCCGATGACGGGCTGTGGTATGTGGTGGTAAGCGCCGGGGGACGTCGATTTTTTGCGCGCTGCGAGGATGTACGGCTGCTGCCGCCAGCGGCACAGCCTGGGGGCCTGCGGAGGCGGCTATGCCGGTCATAGATTTTAGCACGGGGCAACCCGTAGAACGCCGCGTGGAGGCCCCCACCAAGGTGCAGCCCGAAAAGGCGCAACCGGCACGCCGTAAACGCGGTACCCTAGCGCATGAAATGCGCACGGCCCTGCTGGCCAAGGTGCATATTGCAAAAACGCAGCTGGGCATGACGGATGGCGAATATCTTACCCTGCTTGACTCGTATTACAATGTGAGCAGCGCTGGTGTGCTGGGCCTGACCGAGCTGAAGGGCCTCGTGCTGGTTATGCAGCGGGAATATGGATTTAAACCGACCAAGGGTAGCGCAAAGCGTAAGGCAGCACGAAAAAAAGCCATCCCCGCTCCCTTGCAGCCAGAAGCCGATGACCCACTGGCAACCAAACAACTGCTTGAAAAAATTGAGGCCCAGTTGACGGAAAAGGGCCGGGTCGAGGGTACGCATGTACCCTGGGGCTATGCTGTGGCCGTCCTTAAAAAACAGTCCGGTGGCGTAACGCGGTGCTTTGAGCACGCGACAGCGGAACAACTGCGCGGGGTTATATCCGCGTTAACGCGCGACGCCAAAAGGAAGGGACGGAGGGCGTACTAATGGCCCGTGTTTGGATCAGTTATGGAGAACTTGTGGACATCATCGGCGCGGACATGGCAAAAACATTGTGCATTACGCGCGGGGGCGTCTATATTTATGTCCCCAAGATTGAATCCACAGACACGGAACTAGCGAAAGTCATAGGAATCACGGCGTTGAGATCCCTAATTGCCGTGTACGGAGGCGAGGTCATCGTGGTGCCGAATCACCGTAAGGGTACACCACGCAAAGGTGACATCATAAAAATGCTTGACGCCGGGGCTAGCGCCAGAGAAATTGCCCTTCGCCTTGACGTTACACAGCGATATGTGGAACATGTATCTACGGTGAGCAGGCCTAAGGCCAAGCAAGCCAGTTTATTTGAATGATGCCCCCGAACAATATCGGGGTGAGACTTTAAGCCTTCCTGCGGCATAACTAGCTGCAAGGAGGGCTTTTTTATGCCCGTTGATACTTCACACGAGTCTCTATTTTCCAAGTTGCATCTCACCCTGCGGCCCCTGTACGACTTCCGCGCGTGGTTGTTAATCCTTGTGTGCCTGGGTTTCGGCATGCTGGTAGATCCCGTGGCCACGCTGGGGCTTGCTGGCTATCTGTCTTACGTCATCGGTATGTGGGGCGCTGCCCTCATGCTGTCCAAAATTCTCACGCCGTACATCCGTATGTCTGCTTACGCCAGATCAGCCCTGGGCGGCAACGTCGCCGCTGCCATCGTTGTGCTGGCCCGTGTGCTGCTGCTGATCTGCATCGCTATCTGCCTGGTCGCCTGGGGTAAGTGATGCTCCGCGCAAGTGCTTTGCCTGTGTTGGCCGTTCTGTATCTGCCCATGCTTTGGGCCGAGCACCAATCCTACACGCCGCAGTTTTATGATGCGTCAGTCTACGCCGGTCAAATCGAGCAGGAAACGTGTGCAGGGCTGACCGACAAGCGTTGCTGGAACCCCAAAAACGAGATGAAAACCCGCCGTGAATATGGCTTTGGCTTGGGGCAGCTCACCATCGCATACGACAGTGCCGGGCGTGAGCGTTTTAACAATTTTCAGGACGTCAAAAAGCTGCATAGCTCCCTCAAGACCTGGAAATGGGAAGACCGCTACAACCCACGCCTCCAATTACGGGCGTTTGTGCTTAAAGACCAACAGGCGTGGAACGCCTTCGGCCTCGCAGCTACTGATGAGGACCGCGCCTGCATGATGCTCGCCGCATACAACGGCGGCATCGGCGGTGTGCTGGCAGATGTGTCCTACTGCCGCCAGGTGTCAGGCTGTGACCCCAAGCGCTGGTTTGGAAATCTGGAAACCCACAGCCGTAAAAGTCGTAACAGCCTGGGCAAGGAATATGCGGGGGCATCTGCGTACTCGATTACCAGAGCCTATGTGCGCAACGTTATGCTGGAAAAGCGGCAACGCTATCGTCCGGCGCTGGCCACATTGGCCGCAAGGGGGAGCTTATGACCACGGGCATAAAGGCCGCACTGACGATTCTGGGCGTGCTGTTGATACTGGCGGGAGGCTCTGCCGGGTGGCAAACATTACGGCTTGAGAAGGCAACAGCACGTGTTGACGCGCTGGTAAAGGATGTTGCCAGCGCCAAGGCCGACACCGAGCGTTGGGAGGCTGAGGCTAAACGGCTCACCACAAACGCCAAAGTCCAAGCGACCCTAGCTGAAGCATGTCTGAAGCGCGAAGCCAAAGCGCAGGAAGAGGCCACGGCCATTGCCGACATTATGTCGCAGACCGTACCCAAAGAAATAACGCCGGAGCAAATCCGGCAGGGGGTGGACGATGCTACGCGCAAGCGTGCTGCTGATATGCTTAATCGGCCTTGGTAGTTTGGCTGGCTGCTCGACAGCAAGCTTGCCCGTGCCTCCGCCTGTTGTGGTGACGGTACAGCGGTGCGCGCGGCCAGCGGCCCCCTCAGTGCCCAAACTGCGGGGGGATATCCCTTTTGATAGCCCCAGTCAGGTTGAGGCCACGCTTACCCGTGACGCTCGTTTACGCCTGTATGCTGCCCAGCTCAACGATGCCCTGGATTGCTACGATGCCCAAGCTGAGGGGGGCAAATGACTCTCTGGGAAATTTTCTGGAAGTATGGCTGGGCTTTTGTTCTTTTGCTCCAGGCTTTGGCCCTGTGGGTAAGTTGGAGCATGTCTCGACAGTTCGTGACGCACGCGTTTTTTGAAGCGTTCAGTAAGGGCATGGATGAACGCTTCAAGCAAATCGAATTACGCCAAGCTGAAGCTGATAACTTGCATACCCAGATTGCGGCAACACTTGCAGCTCTCCCCACTGCAAAGGACCTACATCGCCTTGAAGTAGGCCTGACGTCCATCGAGGGGTCCGTAAAAGCCAGCCAAGCAGAAGTACGCGGGCTGGCCAGTGGTGTGGGTCGCATTGAACGAGTCGTAGATATTATTACTGAATCGCATATTGGAGGGAAGTAATGTCGCATAACGAGGAATTCCAGCGCCGCATGGTGGAAGACCGCCGCCTGGTAATCCTGCGCTACCTGGACGAAGAACCGGACGGCCGCATGAGTGTGAGTCTCATGGCCGACGCGTTGGAGATTATGAGCCATCGCGTGCCCCGCATTACCGTACTGGAAGATGCTGGCTATCTTGAAGGCTTGGGGCTGCTGCGCGTGGAATATGTGGGCGACGTGCCCATGCTCCGCCTGACCGGGCGTGGTGCGGAGGTGGCCAAGGGGTTGATTGAAGTGCCCGGCGTTAAAAAGCCCGCGCGCGGGGAATAGCTATGACTCGCAAGAGCAGCGTTACCCGGCTGTCGTCTGATCTGCGCAGGCAGATAGACAAGGCGCTTATCGATGGTCGCATGACCCTGGACGAGCTGCACGACTTTGTATCGGGCAAGTGCGCGGCTGCCGGGGCCGATGCGCCATCGCGCACGGCCCTGTGGCGATATTCCACCAATTTTTCTGCCGCTGCCCAGGTCATGCGAGAGAACCGCGACATGGCCCGCGCTCTTGCCCAAGAGCTGGGAGCGGAAAGCGTGGAAGGTGAACAGGGGCGGCTGCTGGTGGAAATGCTGCGAGGTCTTGTGTACCGCACCATGCAGGAACGCATGACAGAACCGGATGCCAAATTTGATCCTGCGGAGGTGGACAAGATCGCACGCAGCCTCAAAAACCTGTCTCAAGCCATGAGCCTAGAGGCTGATTTTGCCAAGCGCATACGCGAAGAAGAGCGCAAAAAAACGCTTGATGAGGCGCGGGACAAACTGGATGCGGCTGCAGATGATGGACTTGATCCTGCTGTTGCCCAGGAAGCTCGCCGCGTCCTTGGATTTGAATGATGGACATTGCCCATCCCATAATCAAATTTTTGCCATATCAGCAAGCCTGGCTGAAGGATAATGCCCGTTTCAAGATAGGTATGTTTGCTCGCCAGACGGGCAAAACATTTACCACGTGCGCCGAAATTGTTGACGACTGCATCCAGGCCGAAATCAAGGGTAGCAAAGTGCGCTGGGTTATCCTTTCTCGTGGTGAGCGTCAGGCCAAAGAAGCTATTGACGAAGCAATCAAACCCTTTTGCAAAGCTTTTTATATCGTCTACGCAGGGCTGCTGAAAGGGCGCGCGGATCCAGTTTATTACGAAGGTGAATTTCGTACGGCTGACAATGCCGTTTACAAAACCCAGGAAGTCATTTTCCCCGGTGGATCGCGCATCACAGCCCTGCCCGCAAATCCTGATACCGCGCGCGGCTATTCTGCCAACGTGTTTCTTGACGAATTTGCATTCCACAAAGATAGCCGTGCCATATGGAAAGCCCTTTTCCCGGTTATTTCGAAGCCCGGTCTCAAGCTGCGCATAACCAGCACGCCCAACGGCAAAGACAATAAATTTTACGAGCTTTGGACAAACAAGGACACGGTTTGGTCAAAGCACCAGGTGGATATTTACAGTGCGGTATGGCAGGGACTTGACCGTGATATCGACATGCTTAAAGCGGCCTTGGACGACGATGACGGCTGGTTACAAGAGTATGAGCTGAAATTTCTCGACGAGGGCAGCGCGTGGCTGACCTATGATCTTATCACGGCCTGCGAAGATGAAAACGCCGGAAAGCCGGAACTATACACAGGCGGCGTGTGCTATATCGGCAATGATATTGGTGCCAGGCGTGACTTGTGGGTTGCCTGGGTACTTGAAGAAGTGGGCGATGTGCTTTGGACACGCGAAATTTCGGAATTGAGCAAGGCAAAGTTTGCGGAACATGACCTTGAGATTGCCCGGCTGAACCAGAATTACAATATGGCCAAGCTGGCAATGGACCAAACCGGCATGGGCGAAAAGCCTGTGGAAGATATGCAGGCCGAATATGGCGAAGGGGTTGTGGAGGGGGTAATCCTGTCCAGCAGCCGTCGCCTGGCCATCGCCACCGCAGGCAAGCAGCGGTTTGAAGATCGCAAAATACGCATTCCTGCGGGAAACAGCATTTTACGGGCAGATCTGCATAAACTTAAAAAAGTCAGTGGCGACACTGGTGCGCCTCGTCTTGTGGCAGATCGGGACAGTATTGGACATGCAGACCGCACCTGGGCTTGTTTTTTGGCAGTTGCCGCTGCCGGTGGGCCGGATACGTTGCGTACATGGGAGAAGTTAGCCAATGGTTAAGACCCGCACATCGCGCCCGGCTCTCCGGGCCACAAGCCGCCGCAGCATGCGCGACGGTTTCCAAAATTTTGCGGCAAAACTTGGACTTGGCCAGGACAACATGCTGGCCAAGAGCGGCTATGCTCAGGGGAGCTATCTGACCCGTGACCGACAGCAGCTTGATGATATGTACCGCACCAGCTGGCTGGTGGGCCGCACCGTCAACGTTGTACCCGAGGACATGGTGCGCGGCGGCATCGATGTGCGCACCCAGTGGGACGAGGGCAAAACGGACGAGCTGCTGCGTGAGCATCGGCGTGTGGGCTGCCCTGGGCGTTTGAGTGATGCCCTAAAGTGGGGTCGTCTGTATGGCGGTGCGCTGGCCGTGCTACTGATAGACGGCGATGACCTGTCCACCCCGCTGGAGATAGACAGCATAACCGAGGGCAGCTTTTTGGGTCTGCATGTGCTGGATCGCTGGCAGGTACAGCCCAGCAGCGAGCTGATCACTGACCTCGGCCCCATGCTGGGCTACCCTGAATTTTACAGTGTAAACACTGTCGGCGGTATGGCTGGCGAGCGCATACATCACACCCGTGCCCTGCGTTTTGTGGGTGTTGAGTTGCCGTACCAGCAGCGGATCAGTGAGCAGCACTGGGGAGCCAGCGTAGTCGAACAAATGGAATCCCGTATGCTGGCCTATGACAGTGCCACAGAAGGCAGCGCCAATCTGTTGTACAAATCCTTCCTGCGGGTGATCGGTGTTGACGGCCTGCGGTCAATACTGGCGGCTGGCGGCAAGGCCGAACAGGCGTTAATCCGCCAGTTTGAAATGGTCCGCCAGATGCAAAGTAACGAAGGCATCACCCTGCTGGACAAAAACGATACGTTTACAACTGCCGGTTACAGTTTTGCAGGTGTGTACGATGCAATGCAGGCCTTTGCCGAGCAGATAGCCGGGGCCACCGGTATTCCCCTGGTGCGCCTGCTGGGGCAAAGCCCCAAGGGCTTTTCCACGGGCGAATCAGATTTGCGCACCTACTACGACACTATCGCCACCTTGCAGGATGACGACCTGCGGCCCGCGCTCAATGTGATCTTTGCCGTGTTATCTCGGCACCTGTGGGGTGAAAGCCTGCCGGATGGCTTCAGCTTTGAGTTTGAGTCCCTGATGCAGCCTTCCGAGCTTGATAAATCACAGATCGCAACATCCGACGCCCAGGCCGTGGCCGCTCTTGTGCAGGGGGGCATCATCACCCCAAGCCAGGGGCTTGCCGCCCTGCGCGACAGCGCCCGAGTAACTGGGCGTTTTGCGGGTATCAGTGATGCGGACATTAACCGCGCTGAAAAATCCGAGCAGGCACCGCCCCTGCCACCATTGCCCACACAACAGTCCACTACGGCCTTTGCGCCGCTGAGCATGGCCAATGGCAACCCCGCCGCCCAATAGTTCTCTATCCGTAAGTACGGCACCCTGGCCCGGCCTGGCCTGGACGTGGGCCGATGCCGCAACGGCCAAGGCAGGAGTGTTTACGCCCTCACGCGCGGCGGAGCGCAGTTATGAGCGCACCCTGTGCAGCCTTGCCGGACAGATATCACAGGTATTGACCAGCAACCGGCCCCAGGATGCAGAAGACATACTGCGTACCTACGCCGATGCCATCACGCCCTGGGCGCAGCAAAGCGCTGCCAACATGCTGGACGGCGTGGCGCGCGGCAATCTGGATCAGTTCCGGCGCATCGCCGACCGCATGGGCTTGGATATGCGTATGTTTCTGGCGGGCGATCCCATTGGCCAGACCGTTGCCCAGCGCATCGAGGCTAACACAACCCTGATCAAGAGCTTGCCTCTGGAGGCGGCTATGCGCGCGGGTGCGCTGGCCCACGAGGGACTGATCAGCGGCATGCGGGCCGAAGACATGGCGGCAGAGCTGGCCAGCATTGGCGGCACCACCATGAGCCGGGCGCGCTGTATTGCGCTGACCGAGGTCAGCAAGGCCAGCACGGCACTTACCCAAGCGCGAGCCGGATCAGTTGGCAGTGATGGTTATATCTGGCGCAGCGTGCGCGACGGGGCCACCCGCCCCAGCCATCGGGCGATGGAAGGCAAGTTCGTATCCTGGGACAGTCCACCCACGCTGGACGGCATGACCGGCCACGCCGGAGAATTTCCGTATTGCCGCTGTTATCCTGAGCCTGTTATCCCCAAAGGTGATGACACACGCAAAACTTTTGCCGTCAGCAGTTTGCCCACGCAAGAACAGGAAAAAAGCAGCGGCGAACAAAAGCTCTACACCCAGTGGGAAAAGAGCCAGGGGGCCGAAGTGGTCCGTCATGTGCCAGGCGCACCACTATATAATGTCGAGCGGGCGCAACTGGACATGGGCAAATTGTCTGCCTACGCTCTTGACCCTGACCATCCGCGCGGCGGCGACAAGGCTCGCGTGTTTGCATCGGCGCTGGGGCTTGGCCCACAGGATGCGGGATGGCTGCGTGACCAGGTCATGCAGCAGCTGCCCACCGTGGCAGCCCTGGTCAAGCCTGGTACGGAATACGGGCAACGGTTTGACGCCTTGGTCCCCGTTACCGGACGCAACGGCAGAACAGTTGCGGTCAAGACCGTATGGCAGTATGATTATACGGATGGCGGCATACACACCGCCCCACGGCTTATAACCATGTATGTGGACAAATAATATGTTGCGGGAACTTGACGACATTCGTCTGACTCAGGCCATAACCAGCAAGGGCAACGCTGATCTTGTGCGTCGCGCAGTGGCCCTGCCTGCGGGCACAGAAGGTACGGTCATGAGCGCGTATCCTAATGGCGCGGCAGATGTCGAGTTTTACGTTGGTGTCAGCGATAATGCTCCCTATGGTTACGTGTTGATCACGCTAGAGCCGACACAGTTTGAGAGGATCGCCAAAAACGCCGCCTAACGACCTATATATGGCCGGAGCGTATCACCGTGCCAAAGTGATACATTAATCGAGCACGGGGCATCGTAAACGCCCGTAAACACCACTCCCACGACAAGGCACCCCGAACAATTTCGGGGTGCCTTTTTTTGTGCCCCTCGCGCATGGTCTACCTATGCGCATCTATACCACTGCCAAACTCTCCGAAAACATCTCGCGCACCCCCGAAGGCTACCTGCTTTGCAAGGGGGCTGCCTTGGCGCGCACTGGCACAATGGCTTACCTGCCGGAAGAGGTGCCGCCGGAAATCGTCAAAGGTTTCAGCGGCGACCAGGTGTTTATTACCCGCGACGAAGCCGAGGTTTTTCGGCCTGCCACGCTGGCCAGCTTTGAGGGCAAACCCTTCACGCTGAACCATCCAGACGAAGACGTATCCCCCGACAACTGGTCAGAGCTGGCCCACGGATTTGCATTCAACGTGCGCCGAGGTGACGGCCGCCAGCAGGATCTGATGCTGGCCGACATCCTGATTACCGAGGCAGATGCCATTGATGCAGTACTGCATGACGGCATGCGCGAGCTGTCGTGCGGGTATGATTGTGATTTTGAGGTAATCCGGCCCGGCGTGGGACGGCAAATCAATATTATGGGCAACCATGTGGCGCTTGTAGACCACGGCCGGGCCGGGGCGCGCTGCAAAATCAAAGATCAAAGGGAGACCCCTATGAACCCCAAAAAGACAAAAAAGCCCAGCTGGGTGGATAAAATGCGCCGCCTGCTGAAGGACGCGGAAGCCGAAGAGGCCAAGGCCCCGCAGGACGAGGACACGCCTCCCCCGCAGGATGAGGACAATCCCGTGGCCACCACGGATGACGACGTGGCCGCCAGCCTGGAAGAAATCAAGCTCATGATGCGTACCATCTTGGAGCTTCTCAAGCCGCAGGGCACGGATGAAGATCCGCAGGCCCAGGACGAAGACCCGGACCAGAGCGCGCAGGACGAGGACGATCCCCAGGCTGATGAAGACCCGGACCAGAGCGCGCAGGATGAAGACGATCCTCAGGCTGATGAAGACCTCCCGGTCAAAAGCGCAGACCGCAAGCCTGGCCGCATGGCCGACGCCGCCACTGTGCGCAGTGCCAAACGCATGGGGCTGTCTGGCTGCCGCATGGGCGATAACGCTGATGTTGTACGCCGCACTGCGTTGGGCATGGCCTGCCGCAACCCCAACACCCGCCGCATCGTGGACAGCGTTCTTGGTGGCAAGGCTATTGCCAATGCCACCGTTGCCGAAGTGCGGGCCGCGTTTGCTGCTGTGGGGGTGCTTGCCGGAGCTGGCAACAACCGCCGCACTGTGGACAGCCTTTCCAGCCCCGGCGCTGGCGGCAAAAAGGGGACGATTACGCCCGCCGAAATCAACAAGCTTAACGCCGCGTACTACGGCAAAGGGGGCAAGTAATGAGCAACGCCTACCTCAAACGGATGCCCGCCGGTTTCCCCGGCGATGTGAGCCGCAAGGCTGAAGCCACAGTAGAAGCCGGGCTTATGGGCGCAACCGTTGCCTTTGGCGCTCCGGTCAAAATGGACGGGGGCAAGTTTGTTGCGCTCTCGGGCGCGTCCGATGCCGTCTACGGTTTTGTGGTGCGCCCGTACCCGACCATGGATAATGCGGCGGCACCTGACAGTATCCAGGATGTGCTGCGACGGGGTTACATGACCGTCAAGCTGACCCAGGGGACAGCGGCCAAGGGCAGCCAGGTCTATGTGCGCCACACGGCAGAGACCGGCAAGGCCGTGGGTGACATCGAGGCCGCCGCCGTTGAGGGCAAAACCCTGGCCGTGCCGGGCTGCCTGTTTATGGGCGAGGCCGATGCCATGGGCAACGTCGAACTGTCCTACAATCTGTAAGGAGCATCAATGTTTACGCTTGATAAAAAAACTATCCGCGATGCTGGCGCGTTTTTTGTGGGCGAGCTGGAGCGCCTGGATCTTACAATCCACAATCCTCTGGCAGTGGTCACCTGGGGCAGGGATATAGACCTGCGCGATGACGTGACCCTGGGCGATGAACTGAGTTCGTTCACCAACAGCAGCTTTGCTGCCGCTGGTGGCATCTACGCCAACGGCATCAACTGGGTGGGCAAGGACAGCACAGCCATTGCCGGCATGGCCGTGAGCATCGACAAAACCAGTAAGCCCCTGCGCCTGTGGGGCCAGGAGATCGGGTTTACCGTGCAAGAACTCGCGGCCGCCCAACGTGTGGGCCGCCCCATCGACCTGCAGAAGTTTGACGGTCTTAAGCTCAAAAACCAGATGGACATCGACCAGATGGTCTACCTGGGCGACGATGTGGTGGGGGCCACCGGGCTGTGTAACAACGCGTCCATCACCCCCCTGACAGTGGCAAAGACGTGGGCAACCTCCACCCCTCTTGAGATATTGGCCAGTATCAACAGTGTACTGGAGACTGCCTGGGCACAAAGTGGCTATGCCATATTGCCGGACCGTCTGCTGGTGCCGCCCACGGCCATGAGCAAATTGACCCAGCCCATCACGGACGCTGGCAGCATGAGCATACTGCAGTATGTGCGGGAGCAGTGCCTGTGCAACTCTGTCAACGGTCGCCCGCTGGAAATTGCCCCGGTTAAACACCTGACGGGCGCTGGTGTGGGCAAAAAAGACCGCATGGTGGCTTACACCAAGGATCGCCAGTATGTGCGCTATCCCCTGGTGCCCTTGCAGCACACTCCGGTGGAATATCGGGGGCTGTACCAGATCACCACCTACTATGCGGCCCTGGGCGAGCTGGAGTTTGTGTACGCCGAAACTGTGGCTTACGCCGACGGCATCTAGCTATGGACATCGCCGCCTTTCGTGACTCTTTTCCGCAATTTACGGCGGAGCTGGTGCCGGACGCGCGCGTGCAGTTTCACCTCACCGTGGCGGGCAAGCTGTTGCCCGCCAAACGGTGGGACGATCTGCTGGATCAGGGCTTGGGTCTGTATGTTGCCCACCAGCTCACGCTGGAGCTGGAGGCTCTCAAAGCCCAGGACGGTACGGGCGGCATTGACGCCGCTGCCGGTCCGGTGACGGCAGAGACCAAGACCGTGGGCAGTATGTCCCATGCTGTAACGCGAGCCGGTGCATCTGGCCAGGGCAGCGCCCTGGTCAATGCCGGACAGTACAACAACACAATCTATGGCCAGCAGCTCTGGCAGCTCATGCAGATTGTAGGCGCAGGCGGGTTGATGGCATGAAGCCGACCGTAACCGTCAAACAGACTGCGGATATGACAAAGCTGATGACGCAAGGCGTCGCAGCCCTGACCAAGGTAGACGTGTACATCGGCGTGCCCGCAGAAAATGCGGGCGCACGTGCGGGCGGCATTAACAACGCGGAGCTGTCGTATATTCACGAGTTTGGCGCACCAGCGGCGGGCATACCGGCCCGCCCCCACTTGGTGCCGGGAATTGAGGACATAAAGGGCGAGGCTGCCAAAACCATGAAGGATGCGGCCAAGCAGGCCTTGGAAGGCAATGACGGGGCTGTTGAGACAGCCCTTAACCGCATCGGCCTGCTGGGCCAGAACGCGGTGCGCGCCCGATTTCAAAACAATGATTGGGCCCCACTCAAAGATTCAACCCTGGACTACGCTGCGCCTAAAAAGGATGCCGAAGGCAACACGCTGACGGACAAAAAAGGCAGGGTCAAAAGAGGCAAATCCCGCCGGGATGAAGGCAAGACCAACCCCCTGATGGACACGGGCCAGCTGATGAAAAGTCACACCTACGTGATCCGTAAACGCGGCCAGGGCATGGTCACCCCAGGAGGTAAATGATGCTGGATGTGTCGGCGCTGCTTGATGACCAATCGTTTTGTATATCGTTTACGGTGGTGCGTAGCGCCGAAGCTGTAAACGATAAGGGCCGTGCTGCATATGTGGAGGTTTCCACCCCCATGACCGGCGTGGTGCAGCCTGCCACTGCCCGCGAATTGGAGCGCCTGCCCGAAGGCGAGCGGGACAAGGAGACTCTGACTATTTACACGCGGCAGCCGCTGCGCGTGGGCAATCTTGCCAACGGCACCGCAGCCGATTGCGTGCAGTACAACGGCGCGCGCTACACAATAGCCGCAGTAGAGACATGGCCAGGCTACACCCGCGCCCTGGCACAAAAGGAACTAGATAATGGCTGATTCCGTCAACCCCAGCAGTCTGGAAGCCGGATGGCTACGCCCGGCCGCTGGGCCGGACGAGGACGTACTCGAAAATGCGCTGCACGACATGGTCTGCGGGCTGACGGGCTTGCCTGGTCAGATGGTACGCCCCCGCTGGCAGCCCAACCCACCCAAACAGCCCGCGCCTGACCAGCATTGGTGCGCGTTTGGCGTTATCAATGAGGCCGCGCCCGGTGGTGCGGCCTGGCACCAGGGCGGTGCCACTCATGTGGAGATACACGAGCGCCTGGTCGTTATGTGCAGTTTTTACGGGCCGCAGGCCAGGGCATTGGCCAGGTCGCTACGGGATGGCCTGTATGTGGAGCAAAACCGGTCGATGCTGCGTGATCTGGCCAATCTGGCCTTTGTGGAGGCCGGGGACATTGTGCCCGCTCCCGAGCTGGTGGGTCTGCGCTGGATACGCCGCCAGGACATCACAATCACCCTCACTCGTGGTCCTAAAATAGATACAGATGAGGGCCTTACGGACATCAGAGATATCGCCAGCGCCAAGGCTTGCGGCCTCTGTGGTCGCTCGCGATAGGAGGATTTTATGGCAACAAAAGCGCTTGCCGTTGACCGCGTTGTCAACGTCACCATCAATTTGCAGGCCCTTGCCGCCAGCCGCCGTAATTTTGGAGTGCTGCTGATTGTGGGCAGCTCCGAAGTTATTTCGGCCAGTGAGCGCATCCGCAGCTACACCGGCATTGACGGAGTTGCGGCAGACTTTGGCGTGGAAGCTCCCGAATATCTGGCGGCGGAACTGTTCTTCAGCCAATCGCCGCGCCCCGCAATTTTACAGATCGGTCGCTGGCTCAAGCAGCCCACCAGCGCCATGCTGCGCGGCGGTATCTTGACCGCCGAAGAAGCGGCGCTTGCGCAGTGGACGGGCATCAGTGATGGCAGCCTGACTGTGCATGTGGCTGGGGCCACACATGAAGTATCTGGCCTGGACTTCCGGTCTGCCACCAATCTCAATGCCGTGGCATCGGCCATCAGTGCCAAGGTTGCCGCCAATGGCGTGGCCTGCGCCTGGGACGGCGAGCGGTTTACGCTCACGACTACGGCCACAGGGCCGGAGGCCACACTCACATACTGCACGGACGCCACTGCCGGTGGCACTGCCCTGGCTGCAAAAATCAAGCTGACCGAGGCCACCGCCCTGGCTCCTCTAGATGGCCAGACGGCGGAAACCATCAAGCAGTGCGTGGTGGAGCTGGCGGATCGGGGCGACTGGTACGGGCTGGCCATCGCTGACAGCAGCTTGACGGTGGATGATCATCTGATTGTTGCCCAGTACATCCAAGCAGCCAGCAAAAGCCGTATTTACGCGGCCACTATCACGGACACCCGCGTGCTTGATGCCGCCTTTGCGGATGATCTGGCCAGCCGGGGCAAAGCGCTTAAGCTGTCGCGTCTGTTTGTTGCGTACAGTACCAACAAATATGCCGCTATCAGTGCCATTGGGCGAGCGTTTACAGTCAATTTTTCGGCCAACCGCAGTACTATCACGCTCAAATTCAAACAGCTCCCAAGCGTGGAAGCCGAAGGTCTGACGGAAACCCAGGCCAATACTCTGGCCGCCAAACGCTGCAACGTGTTTGCCGCCTACAACAACGATACGGCAATCCTTCAAGATGGCGTCATGAGCGGCGACGCCTGGTTTGACGAGATTCACGGCACCGACTGGCTGCAAAACGCCGTGCAGACCGAGCTGTGGAACTTGCTGTACCAGAGCAAGACCAAGATCCCGCAGACCAATAGCGGCGTGCATCAGCTTATTACCTGCATCGAAAACGTGCTGGATCAGGCCGTAAACAATGCTCTGGTTGCCCCCGGCACCTGGAACGGTGACGGCTTCGGGCAGCTGGAGCGCGGCGACTATCTGCCCAAGGGCTACTACGTCTATTCGGAGCCGATCGAATTACAGGCGCAGAGCGAGCGCGAAAAGCGCGTGGCTCCGCCTATCCAGTGCGCCATAAAACTGGCCGGAGCTATCCACTCTGTGGATGTGGCCATAAACGTAAACAGGTAAGAACATGGGATTCGCATATTCTTTTCTTGATGTTCATGCGGCTATCAGCGGCCCTGGCGGGAACTTCCCGCTTTCGGGTGACCGGGCAGGCATTGCCCAGGAGGGCCTGACCATTGCCCCCACAGGAGACAAAAACACAATGACCACGGGGGCAGACGGTGCCGTCATGCACAGCCTGTTGGCTGACGCCAGCGGCACAATTACGGTCAATTTGCTGCGCACCAGCCCCGTCAACAGGCAGTTGCAGGAGATGTACAACTATCAGGCGCAAAGCAGCGCAAATTGGGGCCGCAACACCATAACCGTGCGCGATGTGGCTCGCGGCGATACTGTGACTTGCCAAGAAGTGGCCTTTGCCAAAAGCCCGGAAAAAGTCTTTGCCAAGGAAGGTGGATCGCTCCAATGGACGTTCCATGCGGGCAAAGTGGAAGGCCAGATCGGCAGTGGCACGCCGGAAATCTCGTAGGAGTAAGCCATGAATGAAGTTGAAATCCAGGGCACTGTTTACAAGATCGGCAAGTTGAACGCCTTTGCGCAGATGTATGTGCTTAAGCGCGCCGCCCCGGTGCTTGGCAAATTGCAAGGCGTACTTGCCGCCGCAGACAATAAGGATGCCAAGCTGGCAGACGTGCTTGGTCCTCTGGGCGTGGTCATCGGCGAGCTGCCGGATGAAAGCCTGGAATATGTGTGCAATGCCGCTCTGGACGTTGTGGATATGCGCCAGGCTGGCGGCGGCTGGGCACCCGTGCGCAGCAAGGGGCAACTCATGTACCCGGACATGGATCTGTTGACTATGCTAAGTCTGACGGCCCACGTGCTGAAGGATAACCTGACCACTTTTTTTCGCGCACTCCCGGCGTTGCAAGCGCCGGGACAGGAACCGAAGACGACGTAGACGTTGACTGGGTATGCCTGCCGGGCGGCGAGGACTGGCTGTTGCGGCCCGTGTTGCGAGGCATGTGCCGGTATGAGAGCCTCAAGGATTGTACCCTGGACCTGGCAGACGTGGCCCTGATGAATGACGCATGCAATGTGCAAGATGAAAACGAGCGCCGTTACCTGGCGGCGCTCAAGAATAAGGATGCCTGATGGCCGTAACCATCGCTGAGTTTTTGGCCTCTGTGGGCTTTCAGGCTGACGAGGCCAGCCTGAAAGGCGCTCTGGCCAAGGTTACAGGCTTTGCGGCTGGTATCACGCTTGCAGCTGGTGCAGCCTTTGCGGGCATCATGCGTATTGCCCAGGGCGAGGTTGCACTGGCCAAGCAGGCGGACGCCTTGGGTGTGCCCATACAGAAGCTGGAAGAGTTGGGCTATGTGGCCGAACAGACCGGCAGCAGCTCTGAGGCCGTGGCCGCAGCCCTGGGCGGTCTGAAAGAAAAATACCCCTACATCAAAGATACCAGCGTGCTCCTAGAGCGCGTGGGCAACAACATGCGCGGCATGAGCGACCAGGCCGCCAAGCTATACGCCAAACAGATGGGCATTGACCCCACTTTGGTACCGATGCTGACGCGGGACGTTAGCGGCCTCAAAAACGAATTTGCGGCCATGTACGACGTGGCCGGTCGCGATGCCGCCAAGGCTGCGGAAGACAGCCGAGGCTTTCTCGCCGAGCTGAACAAGCTGCACACCATGAGCGGCCTGTTAGTCAAGGCCGTGGGCGGCGTGTTTTTGGGCCAGCTGCGCGGTGATGTGGAAAATTTGCGCCGCGTCATCATGGAAAATTTCGGCAAGATCAAGGCCATCTTTGAAACCGTGATCGGCGTTGTCTTCCGCATTGCAGGGGCCATCGGTGCCTTTGTGCGCCGCATGGTCATATGGGCATCTGCCCTTGTAGGCTGGTACGATAAGCTTGATGGCGGACAAAAAAAGATTATCCAGGGTCTGGTGCTGTTTGCTGCCGCCTGGAAGTTTTTGAACGCCGGTTTTCTGGCCACGCCGCTGGGCATGATTGTGGCCGGCCTGGCCGCCATAGTTGGGTTGATTGATGATTACCAAACATACATGGAGGGCGGGCGCAGCTATTTTGACTGGGGGCCATGGGAAAAAAGCATTGAGGGTGTGCGTACCGCAATCGGCAACGCCATCGACAGCGTAACCAACTTTTTCCGCGAGCATGAAAAGCTCCTCACTGGATTCGCTGAAGGTGTTGCAATAGCCATGGGGTTAAAGGCCGTGATGATGCTCCTCAAGGGCGCTGTCGGCGGTGTGGGTATGGCCTTCCGTGTTTTGTTTGGTCTGGTTAAGGCCAACCCCTTGGGGTTGATCATAACAGCCGCCGCCATGATCTGGGAAAACTGGGACCTCATTCGTGAGAAATTTCCAGACTTCGCAGCCTGGGCAGAAAAAGCCGCTGCTGCAATAAAGAACTTTTTCGCGCCTGCTTTGGATTGGTTAAAGGAAAAACTTTCCGGCATGACGGATTGGTTGCCCGACTTTGTGAAGGAAAAAATGGGACTGGCCGTAAACGCCAATGTAACCCCGCCGCCAGACGGACCGGCGCTGAAACCGCAGCCCATACCAGCTATGGCAGCCAGCCATACATCCCGCGAGGTTAAAGTAGAATCAAAAACGGAAATTACCCTTAATGGCGCGCAAAGCCCTGAGCAGGTTGCGGGACTGGTGGCGGGCAACCAGGACAGGGCCGCTGCCGATATGGCGCGGCACATGCAGGGGGCAACCCGATGAGCACTAATGGCACTGTCATTACCGGGCGCAACCTGGGCGGCTTGCAATTTGCGGTGGTCGTGGAGGAGCAGCACGAAGATAAGCTGACGATCACCGAGCACCCTGTGGAGCAAGGCGCAAAGATCAACGACCACGCCTATGTTATGCCAGCCACTGTTACCATACGCGCGGGCGTGTCAGACACGGCCGGAGAGGGTAAGGCGCGGGAGATGTACGACAAGCTGCTGGACCTGATGCGCAAGCGCGAACCAATCAGCATCGTTACCGGCAAACGCCTGTACGACAACATGCTGGTGGAAGGCGTGAGCTGCACTACTGATAAGGCAACCGAAAAAGCCCTGCTTGTGACCGCCAATTGCAAGGAGGTCATTATTGTGCGTACGCAAACCGCCAGTGTGCCGCCGCGCAGCAGACACAAAAACGCCGCCAAAACGGGCGGCGTGAGCGATAAAGGACAGAAACAGCCCAATAGTATTTTAAATGCCAGTGCTGGCAGCGGCGGCTACACTCGCCCCGGCGGCGCTGCAAATTAACAGCCCGTTTGGAAAGAATTAAACGCAACACCCCATATCCATGAGGTGTTGCGTTTTGATCTTAATTGGCGAGGAGTTTTCCCTGGCCGTCAGTAAATTTACCGCAAATCAGCATTACCAAGTCAATAAGCGCCCAGATGCCCAATCCCCCCAATGTAAGCAGCTGCACAACCCCTGTGCCAATTTTTCCTACGTAGAACCGATGCACTCCGAGTACTCCGAGGAAAAAACACAAAAGGATCCCAGCCACCTTGCTTTTGGGGCTAACATTGACCGCTACTACTGGTTGCCCACAGCCAGGGCAGGCATGAGCCTCGTCGGAAATTTCCTTTCCACAATTTTTGCAGAACATCCTTCCTCCCTAGGGTATTTAGCCTTACTGAAAATATATATGCACTTTCTGGTTACGCTGCAATCGTCTCCATGTCCAGGGGGGTATCGGGTTATCCGCAGACCAGAGGCCACGTTTTGCAGCCTTGGCATTTGCCTGATGCTGCCGCCAGTTGTCGCACTCTGGCCGTTTGCAGTAACGGCCATCCACCCGCGCCATGCCAGCGTTTACGAGTGCATCTTCCAGCGTTGACCCATTAGCCAGCAAAACTACCGCGACCTCACGCTTGTAGGACTTGCGCGCTTGGGCCGGGATGATCTCCACCCGCCGCCCACTAAGTAGCTTGGTTGTCATATCGCGGGCCTCTGCGCCGTAAGGCTGCCCAAGTTCCGGGCAATCCACGCCATACACGCGAATTGACACGGCCTCACCTTCTGCCGATTGCACGCGCACGGTATCGCCGTCATGGACCGTCAACACTTCACCAGGCCAGGCAATTGCGCTTGCTGGCATGACCAGAACTAGCCAAAAGATCAAAGCCCGTAAGTGCATAATCTTTCCCCAATAAGTATCACAGTAATATTCAAGCAGTTGTTACCCCGAACAAGTTCGGGGTGTCCACTTACCATATCCATTCAGTACAGTGCCCTTATGGCACTGTACGAAATACCCCTCACTCCTGAACCGCAAGCCTTTGGTATCAGTCTGGCCGGACGCTTCCTGCGCCTGGTGCTGCGCTGGGCCGAAAGCCCGGCAGCGGATGTCCCCGGCGGCTGGATGCTGGATATTCTTGATCAACCTGACGACACCATCCCCCTGATTTGCGGCATTCCCCTGGTAGCTGGCTGCGACCTTTTGGCCCCCTATGCCTATCTTGAGCTGGGCGGCGCATTGTACATCTCCGGAGATATGCCGCCCACACTGGATAATTTGGGCGATACCGTACTGCTTATTTTTGAAACGGAGGACGCATGAGCGCCAAGAACAAAGACGAAGAGGGGAGGTGTTGGCTACGGGCCTGCTCACTGGTTGTGGGGAGCAACTCCGGTAGCGGGCTGGATCTGTCCGAACTGCGCATCACGTTCAAGACCAAGAAAGGCGACATGGAAACGCCAAATAGCGCGGAAATAAACGTTTATAACCTGTCAGAAGCCACGGCCAGCAGGATACAACGCGAATTTACGCAAGTGCTTTTGTCCGCCGGATATGTTGGCAATTCCGGGCTTATCTTCCGGGGTAACATCCGCCAGGTTCGCACGTGGCGTGAAAACGGCGTGGATACGGTGCTGGCTATATTAGCGGCCGATGGCGACCGTGCCTACAATTTTGCCACGGTCAACACCACTCTGGCGGCGGGCAGTCTACCTGCTGATAGGGTGCGAGTGTGCCAGGGCAGCATGGCGGATAAGGGTACAGAGGCGGGATATACCCCCGACCTCGGTGGGCAGGCGCTGCCGCGCGGCGTGGTCATGTACGGCATGGCCAGGCAGTACATGAGAGATGAGGCGCAAAACACCGGCACGGACTGGAGCATACAGGACGGCAAGGTGCAGATGGTGCCGCGCAAGGGCTATTTGCCGGGACAGGCAGTGCTGCTGACCCACGAGACGGGTCTGATCGGCACGCCAGAGCAGACTCAGGAAGGCATAACCGTGCGCTCTCTGTTGCTGCCTAATTTGCGCATCGGCGGCCGTATCAAGCTGGACAATAAGAGCGTCAAACGTATGCAAAGCCCGCTCAAGATGGCCGCTGGGCAAACCGCCCCACGCCTGGATGACGACGGCGTGTATCGCATCTTGAAGGTCGAATTTTCCGGCGACACACGCGGGAACGATTGGTATGCGGATATGCTGTGTATTGGCATTGACGACACCATGCGCCTGCCGCTGGATATAGCGAGGTAAATAATATGGATAGAAGCGAACGGCAGAATGATCCCATCGAGAGCCAGCGCCTAGCGCAAGAAGGTCATCAGGCCCAAATGTGGACGGCCCTGCCTGGTATTGTGACAGGCTTTGATCCTGTGGCCATGACCGTGAGCGTGCAGCCCGCCGTGCAAGGCAGCGTGCGGGACGAAAGCGGAAAAAGCAAAAACGTGCAGATGCCACTTCTGGTGGACGTGCCCGTGGTGTTTGTGTGCGGGGGCGGCTTCAGTCTAACGTATCCGGTTAAAGCTGGAGATGAAGCCCTGGTAGTGTTTGCCAGTCGCTGCATAGATGGCTGGTGGCAAGGTGGTGAATCCACGCCGCCACCCAGCGGGCGCATGCATGATCTCTCGGACGGTATGGCCATCATTGGCCCAAGATCACAGGCAAAAAAACTAGACCCCCCAGTGGACAAGGAAAACGTCCAGTTGAGGACAGATGATGGCAAGGCCACCCTGACCATGAAGCCCGATTATACAATTGAAACCAAAAACCCGCAAGCCACAGTAACACTTACACCTGCTGGTGCAATCACGCTGGAGGCGGCAGCACAGGTGACAATTAAGGCCCCACAGATCACCCTGGAGGGCAATGTCACCACCACCGGGGCAGGCGGCGAAGCTGGCACGGTGCAAATGAAGGGCACGATTGCCCTTGATGGCTCCCTCACATCCACGGGCGATCAGGTGGCCGAAGGCAAAAGTACAGCCCATCATACACATCCTGGCGATAGTGGTGGGACAACGGGAGAACCCAAATAATGCGATACCGCAAGCTGGACGCCAAAAATGATTATCAGCTTGGTCATGGCCCGGCAGACTATCATGTTGATACGCCGGAATGCGTGGCTCAGGCCGTCAAAACCCGTCTGGCCCTGCTGGCTGGTGAATGGTTTCTGGATCTGACCGAGGGTACACCCTATGTCACCCACGTTTGGGGCAAACATACCAAGGACACCTACGATCCGTTGCTGCGCAAGCGCATATTGCAGACAGAGGGTGTGAGCGAGCTTGTGAGCTACGAAAGCACATTTGATCCAAACACACGCAAACTAACGGTATCAGTCGAGATTAACACCATTTACGGCGGCACAACCGTAAACACCATATTATAAGGATTCGCTATGGCTGACGGCGCATATATCGACCGCGACGGCATGCACCTGCCGGACTACGCCACCACGCTGACCGCACTGCAAGCCAAGGTCAAAGCCATTTTTGGCGAGGATCTGTATCTGGAGCCAGATAGCCAGGAGGGCCAGCTGGTGGCTGTCTTTGCCTTGGCCCAGCAGGACACATATAGCCTGGCAGCCAGCGTTTACAACGCATTCAGCCCGCATACAGCCCAGGGGGCGGGTCTCTCGCGCATGGTGGTGATTAACGGCATCCGTCGGCAGGCGGCAAGCTATAGTACTGTGATTGTGGTCTGTGTTGGCACTGCGGGCACCATCATCAATGGGGGCATTGTAGAGGATACCGCCGGACAAAAGTGGGATATGCCCGCAACCGTCACCATCCCTACGTCAGGCGAGATAAGCGTTACAGCCACTGCCCAAGACATCGGCGATGTGCGCGCCGCAGCTGGCGAAGTCAATAAAATTGCCACGCCCTGCCGTGGCTGGCAGAGCGTCAACAATCCCCTAGCTGCCACACCAGGTGCGGCAGTTGAGACGGACGCTACACTGCGCACCCGCCAGGCGGTATCTACGGCACTGCCCAGCCGCACAGTTTTTGAAGGCACGTTGGGGGCCGTGGCAAACCTTGAGGGCGTCAGCCGATGGCGCGGCTATGAAAACGACACCTCCACCGTTGACGCTAACGGCCTGCCCCCACACAGCATCTGTCTGGTTGTGGAGGGAGGCGACAACGCGGCCATAGCCGAGGCCATCGCCCTCAAAAAAACGCCGGGCTGCTACACACGCGGTGACGTGGAGGTTATGACGCGGGACGCCAAGGGGCTGCCCAATGCTATACGATTTTATCGCCCCACGGCGGTACGTGTGCGGCTGCGCGTCACTCTCAAGCCACTAGCAGGATATTTATCCACCACGGGGGCAGCCATAAAGGCCAATCTGGCGAAATATATAAACGCTATGGCCATAGGCGATGATGTGCTGGCCAGTCGCCTGCTTACACCCATCAACGCGGCTGACGCGTCCGGCTCAAGGACGTTTGACGTGTTGTCCATCGCGTATACCACAGGCGACCTGGACGATGCATCTGCCACGTGGACGGAGGGCAATATCCCCATTGCCTTTAACGCCGCCGCAACATGCAAGCTGGCTGACATCAGCCTGCCGGGGGTTGAGTGATGGCTGATAACGCCTACCCCGGCCTCGTAACCAGCCAGCACCAGCAGCCGCGATTTACGGCCCTGGTTGCTGTGCTGACGCAGCCGCTGGTTGACGCCCAGGCGCTGCTGGCAACATTGCCCACCGCCTTTGACGTGGACACAGCCGTGGGAGTGCAGCTTGATGCCGTTGGCTTGTGGGCGGGCATTACACGAGTGCTGCGCGTGCCCCTATCGGGCGTGTATTTTGCTTGGGGCGCTGAAGGCGTCGGCTGGGCGCAAGGCATCTGGAAAGGCCCGTATGACCCAGAAAGTGGTCTTACGAGCCTGCCGGATGACGTATTTCGGCGACTGATTAAAGCGCGCATTGCCGCCAATGCTTGGGACGGTTCAATACCGGGGGCTTATGATGTGTGGGAATCCGCGTTTGCAGATACAGGCAGCATCATAATGATACAGGATAACCAGGACATGAGCATGGTTGTCGGAATTGCGGGCATGCGACCAGATGCCGTTACCCAGGCTTTGCTCATGGGCAATTACATTCCACTCAAGCCCGAAGGTGTGCGCGTGAGCTGGTATGCCGTTACGCAAGATGGCGGCCCGCTGATGGCCTGGGGTTGTCAGTCAGATGGGCTAGCTGGCTGGGGCGCGGGCAGATGGCCCATTGTGCTAAGGCCAGCCGAGTAGCCCCGAACTATATCGGGGTGGCTGCTGTAAGCCGTCCCCGGTTACACCGGGGACACGGAGGACACTATGCCCATTACCAAAGACACTGGCGTAACCGTTGAAGCTGGTGATGTTAACAACGATATTTTGCCGTTTTGCCATCAAGGCGTTGATGGCCGAGATATGCTCGCACAGGCGGACTATGCCGCTGATCTGCAGCGCACTATTGGCCATCAGCCGGGCATTGCACGACAGGAGCTAGCCAACAAACAGGCCCGGCAGGTCTCACACATGTCCGCTGGCTTGGCGCAATTTTTGGCCCGTCGCTATGCGGCTGGCGTTAAAGACGATGGCGACCTGGATAAAGTCGAGGCGGCAATTGTTGAGGCCTTATATGCGGTAATCGGACCGAGTTTGCCAGGTCTGGCCAAGGTAGGCACTCCAGGCATTGTGATGCCCGATGGAACAACCATCGTAATTGATGCTACAGGGAAAATATCCACCAAAGCCCAGGCCATGGACCCCGTGGGCGGCATCCGCTTTTTTGAAGATGAAGCGCCTCGTGCGGGCTATGTGCCTTGCCTGGGCACTACGATTTCCAATTTTTCCACGACCTACCCCGAAATGGCTGCATACCTGTCAACAACATATGGAGCCGCGCGCCTGGTTACGCTGGCGCAGTACAATACACTGCACACAGCCATATGGGCCACTTTGGCCGATGGTACAACTGTTGGCTGGAACGGCATCGGTGGCGTGACAAAATTTGTGTGGGATAAAACAGCGGACACCCTCAAGATGCCAGACCTTCAGGAGATGTTCCGTAGCTCCACAGGTGCGTCTCTCGGCGTGGGAGGCGTGCATGGGGATGCAATAAGAAATATTATTGCCGTGCATCCGGGTGACAGCAGAGACGGGTTCGGTGCGCTTAGTGGCGCTGTATACTCCTCATATAATCCCTATTTAG